TTCTTCTCAAACTACGGTATCTTATATTAAATACCGTAGTAACTTTATTGGGTCTTTGGACCTCGCCAATGCCATTTTGAGCGTTGTGTCTTTTTCTGACCTTTGTATGACATCTAATGCCATGCCGACTAACGCCGCCTTCCCAAACCCAGCCGTTTGTATAGTACCCCGAAATGCTTTGTAAATTGCCTTGACATTATAACACCACTGCAGTTCCTCGTTTACTACCACTTTCATGGCTTTACTTTTAGGTACTACAGCTTCATAAGTTGCGGCATACATCCGGTCTACTATATAGCTTAGTTTGCTCTCCATCTCCAGCTCCTTTGCTACTGCTAACGAGTAGTCGTATACTCCTTGCAGATTTGGTACTTCTACTTCTCCTTTCCTGGTGGCTCCTGCCCTGATTTGCAGAGCTATTGAAGCGTCGATAGCCTCTGAAATTCCGCCCGCTACTCTATGAGTCATCTTGATAATATACATATCCTCTGTCGCCATTCCACACACTATCGCCTGTCTCTGGTAATAAATGTGCCTTAGCTTAATGATCATATCGAGTGACATTCCTCTATGTATGCAATCGGAAAACCGATTTTCCATAGCTTCCACTAAGTCTCTGGCGTCTGTAGACATCTTTGACTCTATCCTCGAGTGCATCAGAGTTGCTATAGCTCTTGTGAGGTACTGCCCTTTACTTCCCCGTGCGTGGTCTATCCGTAGGAATTCGGCTATTCCCCCGAAAGCACATTTGCTTGGCTGTATCCGTATGTTTAGCTCTTTTCCTCTCTTGATGGACATCTGTGCAGTTTTAAGGCTCGTAGTGCCTATCAATACGTCGTCTCCATTATGCAGACTGGATCCTTTCTCTTTTGTGCCCTGACAAATTTCATCCGTATACACAGCATTTAAAACAGAGTTCACGAAGGTCGTTAGTCTCCACCCTGATAGCAATGTGGCTTTTGACTGGTAAGTCTTCTTAAGCCCCATGTTGTCATTGATAATCATGTTGTCCAGTGACGCCGATGTCCATTCAATAGCTCTACGCTGGCCTTCTGAGAACTTTTCAGCAAATGTATCGCCGTACGCGTCAATAACAGCCTTCATCGATGCTGTGCTGTGCTGGCTGTTAAAGTCCTCAAAATCTAGACAGTATGGTAACCTATTCTTTAGTACTCCTGTCACCCGGTTAACCACATTCGCGTCATTTGCGTCCTTGCCGACCGGAAATCTTTTGGGGAGCACGTTTTCACAGTTATAAAATGCAAAGTTAGATACGATGTAACTTGTTATATCTGTTCCGTATATGGCTCGCAGTTTCCCCCATTCGTATTTCACTGAGGCCCATGCGTGTAGCTGCGGTGGTCTATTTGTGAAATATGTTTCCGGTACCCGGGGCATATTGCTTATCGCTATGAATTTGTTCTTCAGGTTTCTATCGGTTCTCACGACGTATTTTTCGTCTACAGCGTGCTGTGAATGTACGCTGCCTGCTGCCGACCACTGCCACCGTGAGCCCCAGTACTTGTCCCACTCCATGCCTATCGGTTGCCTACCCACGGATGCTGCTTGCAAAAATATCCTGCGTGCGGCTGTGTATGTTTGTGAATAACTTAGCGAAGTTGTATTTGGCTTTGTCCTATGCTCCATTTCAGACTGCCAGTCTACCTCACCGTCAACCCTGTTTACCAGTGTATCAATCTCAAACACACTTCGCAGATCAGTTGCCACTATGTTCTGTAGCGACTTAGCCTCGATTGATATAGACTTGGCCACAGCTTTGAACTCTGCCACCGTGACACATTTGAACAGTCCGGATTGGTCAATCTGAATTTGCAATTGTGGCTCCAATTGGTCGTACCATAACATTACTCCCGCACACATTGTCATTGTAGTGTCAGTAGGCAATCTTACCGCATTGGATTTGAGTGCCTTGCTCTCACCTATAGCTGATATGACCTCTAGTGCGGTGTAATGTATGTGATGCTGAGCTGTCACCTTAGTGTTCACTAGGTTAGCTATTTCCTGTCTTGTCCTAGGTCTGTTCATCTCCCTGTTCGGGTATCTATCCCTAAATATCGCTGATTCGTCCAGTGGCGTGTCGAGGAATATGGAATCATATAGCCCGTTGAAATGTCTTGTCAAGATAGCAATCATTCCCTTTTGCCTTGTAATGATATATTGATCTACTTTTGCGTACCTGTAGGTGCAAGCTATTCCTTGTAGTCTCAGACCTCGCATGGTGACTCCTTGCACCACCACGTTGACTTCCTCCTTTGAACCTGGGGCCAAATCGCTGCCTACTAGTACATGGGTCGCGTCCTCAAAAGGCACCGCTTCGATACCTGATGTCCCAGCACTAGGGGCCTTAATGCACATCGGCACGTAACCCTGTCGCATCTTAAATTGTAGCGACATACCTTTGCGTGTTCCATAAGAGACGGTCAGCCCAGCGATGGTGCCTAGCTGCTCGTCAATGCCGTTTGATGATATATACGAGTTCTCGCTGTAGGGTAGGTAACCTTGTTTTAGTTTTTCTACTCTACATCTATTGCAGGGTCTGCTTCCAGTGATGGTTCTATTTGGGCTGTGGTAAAGCCGTACCTCTTACCACTGGGTGCTCTGGCGCTAATTCCACTTGAGCCTCGTGAAAACCCTGCACTCTGGTCCCTCCTCTGTTGAATACTGCGAACCGTGACTTCTCAAAGCCCGAGGTACTACCTACCCTGAAAGTAGTTGGGACCCTCCGTGAGTCAACCATTGTCGTCGGTCTGTGTATTATTTGCCTTTGTTTCCATGCACATACGTCTAGTACTGGCATGTCAATTACTAAGTGACATTCCCCATAAGTATCCAAGTGTACCGCATCCGGTATGTCTGTGTGTCTCCCTTCACGCGCACTAGATGAAGATACCCTCATAAGGTCAAAAGTCCTAGTCCTTGCGAATAATTCGTATACTGCAATAACAGAATCTTCCGCGTTAGCATAGACTGGATATATCTCTCCTGACCTGAAGTGTTCTATCTGGACCTCGTGACCGAATAACCTGTATGCATTTGCTATCTTGGCTGCTACATCGGCTTGGACTAAACCATGTCTCTCGACTCTAAAAGACTGTTTAGGTGCCAGGTGCTGCAGTACTGGGTAGTCAGAACTTACTGCTCCTAGAAGCAGAGAGCCTGACACGTATTCTGGTACAGTGTCGAATAGTAAGTATCCTGGGTGTTCACCGTCATATACCTTGTCAACAGACATCTTCTTGATGCCGTACATGGCCGACAGGTCGTATGTCAAATGACAATTCGTTGTGAAACAGCTCATTGTCTCTTTGCCAGTCACAAGGCTTATCATTGCTGCTCGTGCCTCAATTGTATTCAGAATCCCCAACTCTGCATCTGAGGAGGCAAACACGTCATCCCAAGATTTACAGTCCTCTGAGTAATTAGACACCATGCCGTATATACCTATCCAAAACGCATAATTGAGTACCGATGAGACCGTGATGAAGTTTGATGGTGCTTTACCCTCGTCAAAAGTGAAAGTGCTTGCGTTCAAATCATGTACGTTTGGTTCGCCCCCTAGGTTTGTTGGGACCCTAGCCCTGGTAGGTGAGAATCTTGATAGGTTTACAACTGTGATCGCTTTAGACCAAAGGTAACTTTCATGGTACGACGGTAGGGGTTGTGTCGTAACAGCACCGAGTAACTCGAGTGCTGAAGCAAATTCCTGTTCGATCCTGTTCAGCCTTACGTAGTCCATTATCCATAACCATATAACGTTTGGTCGTTGCCAATATTCCCCAAACAGCTTAATGACACCACTAGGTGCCATCCCGATCGGGTCTAGTAGTAGTTCATCAAACGATAGAGGTTCAATTGGTATGTCGGCAGATAAACCGCTAGTACCGGATGATCCTAAAATATGTGCCATGTAAAATGATACCTGTTCCACGCTGTTACTAGAGTACTTCATGACGTATGGCCTGCTCCAAAAGTTAGTACTGTCTCTGTACTCCATTTTGTAAGGTGTATCATCCTCTCCTGCTGGTGGCCCTAATGTTATAATATACTCCCTATCACCGTAATCGCCGTACATTGAATAGCCTATGTGTGAGTCAGTGAAGTCTGATTTTGAGATCAAGAACTTTCCATCTTTGCCCTTCATGTCTACGTATAGTCGTGCCTTAAGCCACGAAACTAACATGTTGTAGATGTAAGCCTCCTGACTGTCAACTATGTTGTCTGTCGCCGCTAAGGCTCTCAGATCTTCCTTATTAAGGCGCATTCCTGGTACAGTTCTGGAATACTCGTCTATGGCTCTGAGTGGGTCATAAACGCCGTCTTCATCGATGTACTTCTTATTGTAGCCATAAAAATTGGACCTTGGTACTGGCCTAGTCAATCCGAACTTGGCCCCTACAAATTGGAAGTGAGATGCGAGTTTCAATCCCACCGAATACTTCATGTCACCCAATCCCATCACTGCTCTTGTTCTGTTCACCATAGTGAACCGTCCATCTCCAAATTTCGGCTCGAAAGCTGCTCCCACACCTAACTTTGCGAAGCTGTTAATGTATTCTGATAGCATGGGGGTATATTATAACATTAGGAC